ATAGAGTTCATGCGGCAAGAGAACCAATGCTGTCTGTTTCTAACCCCGATGTTCAAGAAATAACCGTAATGAGTTGCATACAATTTATGAAAACAGAACTCATGTTAAACACTGCGTTATTTTATATGCACCAAGAACCAAGTCCAATAATGTATGTCGCTCCAAAAAAAGAAACCGCAGAAGCATGGTCAAAAGAAAGATTGGTTAAATCAGTAAATGCTACGCCTGTTGTAAAAGATATTTTTACAAATAATAGACGAGGTGAAGGAAATACAATTACACAAAAACAATTTGCAGGTGGACAAATTTCAATCGTGTCTGCAAGAAATCCGACCGACCTTGCAATGAGAGCGGTTAGAATAATGTTATTTGACGAGTGTGATAAATATCCTATAAATGTTGGAGCAGGAGAAGGGGGATCAGGCGGTGAAGGAGATCCAATTACTGTTGCTTGGGGTCGTGCTACAACTTATGGAAAAAGAGCAAAAAAGATAACTGCTTGCTCACCAACTGTTGACGGTAAAAGTAGAATACAACAAGAATATAAAAACAGTAATATGAGTGTTTTTATTCAACCGTGTCCACACTGTAAACACGCTAAAGTTTTAACGTGGATTGACATAATAATTCCGCGCAATGATAAGAAAGAATTTCTTCACCAACAGGCTAAAATTTGTTGCTCAGAATGCGGTGTAATGTGGAATGAATCTGACAGACATAATTCGATTGAAAACGGTTATTGGGAAGTAACAAAACCAGAAGTAACTTGGCATCACGGTTACAAGATTTCATCGTTGGCATCACCGTTCACACCTATCACTGTTTTAGCGAAAGAATTTTCGGATGCACAGAATAATCCTGAGAAATTAAAAGCATTTTATAACACTCGAATGGCAGAACCTTGGAGGGAAATAGGTGAACAACCAGATTGGGAAAGATTGTATGAAAGGAGGGAAAATTATAACCCGAAAATAATACCTGATGGCGGGTTATTAATTACTTGTGGAATTGATGTACAGAAAGATTTTTTGTATTACGAAGTAATGGCATGGGGGAGGAAAAAAGAATCATGGTCATTGGATATTGGAATCATCGAAGGTAATATTGAAGAACAAGACACTAAAGATAGACTTGCAGAATTTCTCGATAAATTGTTAGTAAACTCTAAAGGTGTTGAAGTTCCAATTATGAAAACTTGCATTGATTCTGGTTACAATACTAATGAGGTTTATTCGTTCTGTAGAAGTTACGGGTCTGCTTCGGTTGTCCCAGTAAAAGGAGAAGATAATTTAATGACTCCAATAGGAACTCCCACTCTCGTTGATGTAACTGTTTCAGGCAAAAGAATGAGTCGAGGAATGCAACTTTGGAAGGTCGGTTCTAGTGTTATAAAAGAGCAGATTTATAGATGGTTAAATGCAAAGAAACCAACCGATGAAGATCTGTTAAACGGGCGTACTTTTCCTACTGGATATTGTCACTATCCCCAATGGGATGAAGAATACTTTAAACAGCTAACAGCAGAAGTTTATACAAAAAAGACGGATAATCGTGGATTTTTTAAATTTATTTGGGAAAAACTAAGAAAAGACAACCATTTTCTTGATTGTAGGGTTTACAATCGCTCTGCTAGTGCTATGCTTCAAATAGATCGAATGAGTGAAGGTAACTGGATTGAACTTGAAGAAATGTACTCAATGAAGATGCCAGAAAGAGTAATCGAAACTGCACCTAAAACTGAATCGAAAAATCGTATAAAACGCAAGTCAAATTGGATTAAAAGATAATGTTCACACAATCGCACTTAAATGAATTAAGGGATGCCTATGCAAGAGGTGTTTTGAAAGTTAGAGAGGGTGATACTTGGGTTGAATATCAATCAATGAAAGATTTAAGAATAGCCATTTCAGATTTAGAAAAATCCTTATCTAGTAAGCGACCTTCTGGAACTAGATTAGTTTCAACTTCTAAAGGTTATTAATATGAAAAATCCAGTAGATGCAGTTGTTAATTTCTTTTCACCAGAAGCAGGATTAAAACGCGCTCAATCACGTTTAGCTTTTGAAGCAGTAACAAGAAATTATGATGTTGCTAGTAAAAGCAGAAGAACGAACGGGTGGCTAAGGACTGAAACTTCTGGCGCACAAGAGGCTTCTAAAGCGTTCAGGTTGTCTGCTAGTGCTTCACAAGAATTAGTTCGCAATAATCCACTAGCAAAAAGAATTAAAATGGTCTGGTCTAGTAATGTTGTTGGCAGTGGAATACAACTAGAAGCTACTGGTGGTTCTGACGCTAAAACTAAAAAGTTTAATGAGTCTTGGGATGATTGGGCTGATTCTACAGAATGTGATTTTGAAAACCATCATACGCTTTATGGGTTACAAGATTTATGGATGAAAACAGTTGTTGAGTCTGGTGGAGTTTTTATTAGAAAACACATAAATACTAGAGTTAAATTCCCAATGCAATTACAAACTATTGAACAATCATTTTTAGACATTCAGAAGAACGGATTAACTGAAAATGGAACGCTAATTGATGGTATCGAATATGACTTAAATGGTCAGGTTAGAGGGTATCATTTCCTATCTGAAAAAACGTCTACTAAATTAGGTAAACCACCCAAGTCTAAATTCCATAAATCAGAAAACATAATCCATATCTTTAGAAAAGATAGAGTTGGTCAGCACCTAGGTATAACTTGGTTTCATGCCGTTGCAACTAACCTTAGAAATTACGATACTTATCAAGATGCAAAATTAATGCAACAACAAATTGCCGCTTGTTTCGCAATGATAGTCGAAGAAGCAGAGAGTGGAATGGGGATAAGTAGAGACTCAGAAGGCTCTTATTCTTTGCCTGACACGATTGAACCCGCAATGGTTGAATATGTTAAAGCAGGTCAGAAAGTAACAACAGTGACACCACCGAAAGCTGATTCAAGTAGTAACTTCGATATTGGTATAAAAAGAGATATAGCCGCAGGTGTTGATTTAACGTATGAACAATTAACAGGTGATTATAGTTTAGTGAATTTTGCGTCTGGAAGAATGGGTAAATCAGAATTCTTCAATCAATTAGATAATACTCAAAAAAATATGATGAAACCCGCAATGGATAAAGTTTTTCTTTGGTTCTCTAGTTTATATTCAGTTAAGACAGGCGTTTCAAATTTTAAAGCTGATTGGACATTCCCTGCAAGGGCGGCTGTTAATCCACAGGAAGAATTCGATGTATTAATGAGTAAAGTTCGTCACGGTATGATGTCACCAACTAAGGCGGCTAAAATCCTTGTTGAGAGACTTCCTAAGATTATTGAACAGTGGAAAAAAGATAAAGATATGTTTGGTGGTTTACCTTTCGATATTGATCCAAGTATTTATGCGGCTACAGGAAATCAGTTAAATGTTGATGATGCGGCAAGTTCGAATAAAGAAACTAAAGATAAAAAAGAAATTAAAAAGAAGTCTGACAATAAACCGATGGAGAAATAAATTGAGTTTAGGTAATAAGCAAAGAGATTTTACATTAATGATAAGCAAATTAATAATGTTTTCTTATGGTGAAGGCTACGAATTGACTTTCGGCGATGCTTATCGCGATCCTCGTTTACACGGTGGACTTGGTGAAAAGAAAGGTTATGGTCATCATAAGAGTAATCATAAACAGAGATTAGCTGTAGATTTTAATCTTTTTAAAGATGGTGTTTATCTGACTTCTACTGAGGATCATAAAATCCTTGGTGAATATTGGGAATCAATCGGTGGAACTTGGGGTGGACGGTTCAACGATGGAAATCACTATTCTTTAGAACACAATGGTTATAAATAATGTTTAATTTATTTAAAGATTCAACAGGTAAGTTCTGTTTAGCTAAAATTTGCTACACAGCTACTTTAATTGTTTGTCTTTACAAAATGAGTAATAGCGATTGCACTGTAGTAGATTACACTGGGATGGCAATGCTACTAGGTGTTGTTGCAGGTACTTATTATGGCAGGTCTGATACTAAATCTAAAATAAAGGAAAAAGAAAATGGGTAATATATTCGGGTTTGCAATTGAACAAACACTTTGGTTCTTATTAGCCATGTTTATATTATGGTTTGTATTTGTCAATGTAATGACTTGGAAGAAGAACAAAGAAAAAATACCTAAGTTCATTCTACCAATATTATATGTTATATCTTTCATTGGTTACTTGTTTATTGATATACCTGTAAATATTGTATACGGGTCTATAATCTTTCTTCAACTGCCTCATTATAAGCGATTAACATTATCGGCTAGACTATCTCATGTCTTAATTGTAGAAGAAGCTGATTCATGGCGGTGGAAGTTAGCTTACTGGATCTGCACTACCTTAATTGAACCTTGGGATCAAGGTCATTGTGGATTAGGGATGAAATAATGTTCACCTCTATTTTATTATCGTTATTACCCGATGTATTTAAAAGCTTTCTAGGTGAACTATCTGGTACTGCAATTAAATACATTGTGATATTCATTGCATTGATTTCTTTTGGTGGGATTGTCTGGTATTACACCGATGCAAACGCTCAGAAAGAGCTTGTGCTAATTCGTTTACAGGAAGCTAATAAAGTATTCGCTGAAACAGAGAAAGCCTTGCACGATGCAATATCAGCACAAGCAGCAGCCTATATTGCTAAACAGGAAGAATTCAATGATGCTGTCAGAACAAAAATTGAATTAGCAGATAAAATTATGCAAATTGCAGAGGAAAGAAAACATGAACAATCAGTTTTCACAAAAGAGAAAGGCAGGTATGAAAGGTTACTTCAAGATCGTGGCGATAGGATCATTAAGCTTTCTAATATTGCTAGTAAACGGATGCGCGACAAGTGGATTAGAGAAACCCGCAAAATTGATAACAGTTTACAAGAAGGAACGCGTAGTTTGTTTACCCTCACCGAAAGGGAAACCTCTAACACTCAATGACATTGAGTTTGTTTTAGGCAAATGGGAAGAACAGAACGTAATAGCTATCACAGGCGAAGATTACGAAAACACTAGCGATAATGATAAAGCTAAGTATGAGAAAACTATTTCACTTGGTTTAATAGCTTTACACTATTTAGATTGTATTAATAAGCACAATGAGAATGCGAAATGAAATCCGCATATGTATCGATTACCTTAATTGTATTCCCTGTAATCTTTTACCGTATAGTTAGACCACAAAGAAGGATCATCTGATGCAGTTTAAAAACTTAACTAATCCAAATGAAACACCTGTGGATGGCGATGCTATTTCATACGTTGTAAATGGCAGAACAGTGTTGCACACTTGGGATTACAACACCCTGATTCAACTAATAGGCGAAACAAAGATAACCTCGCCCATTACGAAACTAGAGTTTAGACGCTTATTTCCTCAATCGGCTATTATTGCTATTGATAATTTCGAGTATAACTCAATACT